TTCCAACCTAGAGCTTTCCCAATGACAGGAGAAGACTTAGGTTTACCAACAGGCGAAGGAACACCAATGCCAGCTGGAACTACATTTGAGGGTGCACCAGTAAGGATGCCAGCACCAGAAGAAACAGTAGGTGCGGGTTTTGATCCAACACAAGGCGGAACTATACCAGCACCATCGGTTATGGGAAGTCCATTACCTTTAGATATAGATATAGATGAATTATTAAAAGATATTGATGTAGAACAAGCTATAGAAAACTTGCCTACACCAGCACCACAACCAGTAGCAATACCACAACCAGTAGCAGCTCCAGTAGTTTCTACACCTATAACACCTCCTCCGTTACCTCAGATTGTTCCAGAAAGACAACCTGTTATGCCTTCTATACCTGTAATACCCCCTGTGTTAGAAGCACCTACACCTATAGTAGACGTACCAATGAACTTAGGTTTGACTACGCTTGAAAACTTAGCTCCAGTTCAAATACCAGAAATACCTTTTCAATTACCTCAGATACCACAACCAGTTTCAATACCGACATTACCTATGGTCAATACCCCTGTAATGCCACAACCTATGGTTAATTTAGGAATGACTCCTACTAACCCAGTTTTAAATATTGATAACATTGTTTCACCCATAAGACAGGGAAGTCCAAGAGCACTACTAGGAACACTCTAATGCCTACACATAAAGAAGTCGTAAAAGCAGCTGAAGCTGAAAGAATACTTGAGTCTGATGTTTTTAAAGAAGCTATGCAATCTTTAAAAGATGAGTATATGCAAGCTTGGTTAAACTCAAAAAATCCAGATGATATTTCTACAAGAGAAAGTTTACACAGGTCTATATTACTAATACCTGAAGTAGAAAAGCATTTGCGTATCATTGCAGAGAAAGGAAAACTGACTAGAGCAAATATAAATAAAGTCCGTAACATCGGTTAGGGCTTTCCTTTTTCCCAAAAATTCATATAAAATACTTATAAATACATATAAGGAGTATTTATATATGAGCAATAACGGAAAACCGACTGCTTTACAAACAGATGGAGAATTAGCTACTTCCGCTTTCGAGAGTTTTTTAACTCCTCAAGAGGAAAAAGTTGTAGAAGCAGAAGAAACAGAAGTAGATGTTATCGAAGAAGAAGCGCTCCCTGAAGAAGCTGAACTTGAATTAGATGAAGCTGAAGACGAAGAAGACTTTGAATACGATGACGAAATTGATGACGAAGAACAATTAGAGGTTGAAGAAGAACAAGAGCAACCCACTTTATACACCATCCGAGTTGATGGCGAAGAAGTAGAGGTCACGCTTGAGGAACTCCAAAACGGATATTCGCGTCAGCAAGATTACACTCGCAAAACTCAAGAGCTGTCTCAACAAAGAAAAACTATTGAGCAACAGCAGAAGGAGTTAGCGGAAAGAGATGCTATTTATGCACAGCTGTTACCGAAGATGGAAGCCCAAATATCGGGCGAATTGGCAAACGAGCCAGATTGGAACCAGTTGTATGAAGATGATCCCGTAGGTTATGTTCGTGAAAAGCAACTCTGGGATGATAGAAAAGAGAAATTAGCTGCTGCTCAAGCTGAACAACAAAGACTTCAACAAGAAGCATTTGCTCAACAGCAACAGCAATACGCACAAATGGTGCAAGAAGGTCAGCAAAAACTCTTGGAGATCATACCAGAATGGCAAAATCCTGAGACAGCGCAACAGGAAAAGCTCGCTATTCGTGAATATGGCATTAACGTCTTGGGGTATTCACCACAAGAGATGGACTCTGTATACGACTACCGAGCATTACTTGGTTTAAGAAATGCGTGGCTTAACAGTAAAACTGTTGAGGCTGTAAAGAAAAAACCAACGCAGAAAGCGAAAGCTCGGGTTGCAAGACCTGGTACAACGAACCGACCAAAATCAGTAGCTCCTGTCAAAAAAGCAAAACAACGCTTGGCTAAAACTGGAAAAACAACAGATGCAGCCAAGGTTTTTGAACAAATGTTAAAGTAATTTAAAGGAATATATTATGGCTAAAGTAACTAATGCTTTTGACACATATACGGCCACTGCTGATAGAGAAGATTTAAGTAATATCATTTACAACATCTCTCCGATGCAAACTCCGTTTATGTCCTCAATCGGAACAAGAAACGTAAAAAACGTAGTTTTTGATTGGCAAACTGAATCTCTACCAACACCTAGTGCTAGTGGAGAATTAGAAGGGTTTGAACTTTCTAGAGCAGCATCAACTGCTACTACAAGGGCAAGCAATGTATGTATGATCTCAAAAAGAGATGCAACTGTAACAGGCTCGCAAGAGGCTTCAGATGCAGCTGGTAAAAGATCAGAAATGGCACACCAGTTAGCTATTATGGCTAAAGCACTAAAAAGAGACATGGAAGAAGCTCTATGTCAAAAAGGTGCTAAAACAACTGGTAACGCTACAACAGCTAGGGTAACTGGTGGTTTCGAATCTTGGATCACAACTAACGATTCAAGAGGAACTGGTGGTGCTTCTACTGGTAGTGGAGCTGCTCCAACAGACGGAACTCAAAGAGCACTTACAGAAACACTTCTGAAAGACGTTCTTGAGCTTATGTTTGCTAGTGGTGCTGAACCAAATCTAGCTATAGCTGGCCCTCACAACAAGCAAGTGATTTCTGGTTTTACTGGAAGATCACAAGCTAGGCAAATGATCGATGCTAATACTGTAGAAGCATCTGTATCTATCTACTCATCTGACTTTGGTGAACTAAGAATCGTTCCATCAAACAGATCAAGAGATAGATCACTTCTATTAGTTGATCCTGAGTTTGCTAAAGTTTCTTACTTAAGAAACTTCGAGACAGTTGATATAGCAACTATCGGTGATGCTGATACTAAGATGATCGTAGTTGAGTACGGACTAGAAGTGAGCAATGAAGCTGCTCATGGTGTAGTCGCTGACTTAAGCACATCTTAATAGCTTAAATGGAAGGGGCTAGGACTTTGGTTTTAGCCCCTCCTTTTTTTTATAATTAGTGTTAAAATTTAGTAGCTATGGCTAAAAGAACCCTAATTGACAGTAAGATTAATTATTCACACGAATTTGCAACCGAAGATAATAAGGTTGTTTATCACACCGCACAAAATGTCGCTCCTGTTATAGAGCATTGCAAGGCTTTATCAGAGAACAAACCAGGTAAAGATTTTCGCCATGTTGCAGAAGTGCCTATGGTAATATACCAAAAGGCTTTACGAGAAGGTTGGGCGCAAGACAACAAGAAATGGAAACAATGGCTCAACGATCCAGACAACAAATTATTTAGAACATGGGGCGGTAAGGTATGACGTATGCAGAATTAAAAACAAACATAGCAAGTTATCTAAACAGATCAGACTTAACATCTGATATAGATATGTTTATAGATAACACAGAAGCAGAACTTAATCGTAGATTAAGAACCAAAGATATGATTAAGAGAGCAACTGCTACTGCTGACTCACAATACTTAGCTGTACCGTCTGATTGGATGGAGGCTATAAACGTAGAAATAACATCTAACAACTTTAGACCTTTATTCCAACAGTCTATTGAATCACTAGATGTATATAGACAATCAAATAATAACGTAGCTGGCGAGCCAATATATTTTGCAATCGTTGATGATTCTATTGAACTTGCCCCTACTCCAGACACAAGTTATACATTACAATTAACATACTATGGATCGATTGATGCACTCAGCGATTCTAATACAACGAACTTTGTGTCCACAGGACATCCAGACGTTTATTTATATGGAGCTTTAAAACACGCATCAATCTTTTTAATGGAAGATGAGCGAGTGCCATTGTTTACTGCTCAGTTTGAGAAAGCATTAGAAGAAATGCGACTTGAACAAGAAAGAGCTGAGTTTGGTAAAGGTTCTTTGTTACAAAGAAGAAGAACTTATGGCAAAGCTAAGAAAAACATTTATTATTGGAATAATAATTAGGAGCAATTATGGCTGGATTTAGTGATTATTTAGAAGACAAAGTATTGGATCATGTATTTGGTGGAAATGCTTATACAGCACCATCAACTTTATATGTTGCTTTGTATACAGTAGCACCTACCGATACAGGTGGTGGTACTGAAGTAAGTGGTGGTGCATACGCAAGACAAACTGCTACTTTTAACGTATCTGGTACTGACCCAACAACAGCAACAAACGCTGCTGCTGTTGAATACCCTACAGCTACAGCTGATTATGGAACTGTAGTTGCAGTTGGTATTTTAGATGCTTCTTCAAGCGGTAACTTACTTGCATACGCAAACTTAACCGCTTCTAAGACTGTATCTTCTGGTGACGTATTCAGATTTGACGCTGGCGACTTAGATATTACGTTAGCATAAAACCATGGCCTCAGTAGGCTACGGTTTATATACATACGGGAAGTCCCATTACGGACAGCCCGTTTATCACTTTGGCGCAGCCACAATAGCACAAACGTCTTCAGCAACCGCTGTAGGTCGTTTTGTTATTACGGGTGCTGCCACTTCAGCACAAACTTCAGGATTTACTGCAACGGGTAGATTCGTCATTACAGGCGCATCTACAATCGCTGCAACTTCAGGATTTACCGCAGAAAGCTCACTTATACATGATGGTGTAGCTACGATTGCTGCTACCAGCAGCATGACTGCTGTGGGTACACAGATTGATTTAGGATCTGCCACTATATCGGCAAGCTCTGGAATGACAGCTACAGGACACCAAATAGATCGTGGCGTGGTGTTAGGCCCCGCTATTTCCAACATGACTGCTACAGGCAGATTTACGGTAGCTGCTAGTGCTACAAGTGCTGGAGTATCAGGATTTACTGCGGTTGGAGGGCAAATATTTATAGGTTCTTCTACCATAGCACAAAGCAGTAGTTTTTCTGCTATTGGTGGGCTAAAATGGTCTGAGCAAACAGTTCAGGCTGAAACATGGACTGATCAGACGGTTACGACAACATGGACTAACCAGTCTAATCCTTCTACAACTTGGACTACATTAAGCAAAGATGAAGCAGCTTAAAGGATAAGATTTATGGCAGATACATTTACTACTAATTTAAACTTAACAAAACCCGAAGTCGGAGCATCGACAGATACTTGGGGTACTAAAATTAATGCTGACCTGGATACGGTTGACGGACTTTTTAGTTCTACTGGCACATCCGTAGCGATGAACCTAGACGGAGCTGTTATTGACAGTTCTGTTATTGGTGGCACTACTGCTGCTGCTGGATCGTTCACAACGCTAACAGCATCAGGTGATGTAACTTTTGATACATCAACACTTAAAGTTGACTCTACAAATAATAGAGTTGGTATAGGCACTACGAGTCCTTCTGATTCTTTTCATGTAAAAAAATCTAGCGGATTTTTAAATGCTAGGATTGAATCTGGGGATAGTTCAGGTTCGGCTGTTCTTTTTCAAAACAGTACAACTGGAACTACGACTACTGACGGACTGTTCGTTGGTATTGATAACAATGAGTTAGGTTATTTATATCACTATGAAAATCAACCTTTAACTTTTGGTACTAACAACGCAGAAAGAATGCGTATTGATTCTACTGGAAAAGTAGGCATAGGAACTACGAGTCCTGATAGATTATTAACCTTACAAGGTGATAATTCTTATATGTGGATGAAAGATGCGGGCGGTGGTAATGTAGCTTTTATAGGTGGAGATGGTTCTAATGATGGCTTTTTAAGACTTTATAATGGAAGTCATGCAGCTAAAGTAGAAATTCAAAGTGATGGTGACACTTACTTTAATGGAGGAAACGTAGGTATAGGAGAAACTAATCCTGATGCATCTCTGCACATAACAAGCAATACACCTATTATTTCTTTTGACGAATCTGATGCTAGTCAAGAATATAGAATAGGCTCATTTGGGGGAGCATTTGCTCTTTATGATTCTACAGACTCAGCTTATAGGATTACAGTAGATGGTTCTGGAAACGTCGGGTTGGGAACTACGAGTCCTAGCTCCTACGATTCTAATGCTAGAAATTTAGTCGTAGGAAGTGGTACTGGTGATGAAGGTATGACTATTGCTTCTGGCGGTGGTAGTGGAGGCAGAATATATTTTGCAGATGGCACAGGCAGTGATGCAGAAAAAGCAGATGGATACATATTTTATAACCACGCTAGTCAATATATGGCATTTGGTACAGTTGCTACAGAAAGAATGCGTATTGAATCAACAGGTGATATTAGATTTGGTATTTCAAATGCTGCACTAACAGCAGCCGAAGTACATACAATGTATAACGGTTCTAAAGGAAATAATTTAGCTTTATATACACAAGGAGGAAGCTCATTTTTTTCTATAGATATGTGGAATCATACTGGTGGTAGTTGTAATCAAGTGCAATTCAGAGGTGGAGGAAGTGGAGCAGTTACAGGTACAATTACTTCTACTGGCAATAATGCAACTCAATATAACACTTCATCAGACTACAGATTAAAAGAAAATGTAGACTACACATGGGATGCAACTACACGATTAAAGCAACTCAAACCTGTAAGATTTAATTGGATAGATGATGATACAAATACTTTAGAAGATGGTTTCTTAGCACACGAAGTTTCAAGCGTTGTACCAAATGCAGTCACAGGGGAAAAAGATGCTGTATATACAGAAGAAGAAGCATCTAATGATATACATATCAATGTAGGTGATATAAAAAGACAACAATTAGACCACAGTAAATTAGTACCACTACTTGTAAAAACAATACAAGAACTAGAAGCAAGAATAACAACCTTAGAAGGAGAATAAAAAATGGCAATTAATTATGTATGGGATGTGAGTACTGTCGACACTTACCCAACTAAAGACAGCAATAGCGATGTCGTGTATAACGTACATTGGAGACTAACAGCAACTGATGATGCTAACACAGACTCAAATGGTAACAACTGGACAGCAGAAGTCTACGGAAGCCAAGGTTTAGATACTGATGATATCTCAAGCTTCACAGCCTTTGCAGACTTAACAAGCTCTGACGTTCAAGGTTGGGTTGAAGCAGCTTTGACTGCTGATAAGGTTACTGAACTTAAAGAAGGTTTAGATGCTCAAATAGCTGAGAAGATTACACCAACAAGCGTTACCAAGACTATAGGATCATAAGTGAATGGCATTACTTCCTATTACCCCTCCAGCTGGAATCGTCAAGAACGGGACTGATTACGGAAACAAAGGCCGTTGGGTAGACGGGAATTTAGTACGCTTTGAAAATGGCTACCTAAAACCTATAGGTGGCTGGAACAAATTAAGAAACACAGCTTTAACAGGCGAACCTATTGGAATGTATGCACATTCCGATAACACAGGTGCACCTATATTAGCTGTGGGTACAAGACAAAAAGTCTATGTACTTTACGACAATACTTGGACAGACATCACACCATCTGGTTTCGTAAACGATGCTAGTAACGATCCTTTGGGTTATGGTGCTTATCAATACGGTCAGGAAGACTATGGTGATGCTAGAAGTCAATCGGGTTTACCCCTAGATACAGGTCATTTTGCTTTTGATAACTGGGGTGAAGATTTAGTCTTTTCTTTTTCAGGTGATGGCAAGATATATAAATGGCGACCTAACTCAGGCGGTACAGCCGATACGATAGCTACAGTTGTTACCAATGCACCTGTAGGTAATCAGGCTATCATTGTAACCAATGAAAGACATCTAGTAGCTATTGGTTCTGCAAGCGATCCTAGAAAGATTGCTTGGTCTGATAGAGAAGACAGAAATAATTGGACATCAAAAGCCACTAACTCAGCGGGTGATCTACAAATCCCTACGGGTGGTAGAGCATTGTACGCAGTTAAGTTTGGTACAGATGTCATTATATTTAGCGATACAGGCATAGCTAGAATGTATTATACAGGCAATCCTTTTATATACGGTATAGCTGATGCGGGTTC